GAACGCCAACAGAATCAGGGTCGCCAGGGTTACGCCCTCGGAAAACCTCCTGACCAACTTCGTCAACTCCTCGCTGCTCCGTGCCGAGGACTTGAATCAGAACTCTGAACAGCTCCTATTTGTTCTCCAGGAGCAGATTGATGCAGGTACGGGCTCGCTGCCCCTGACGGCCGCAGATGAATTTGACGCGGGTACTAGGAACATCATTAATCTGAAGGATGGCCTCAGTGACAAAGATGCGGTCAACTTTGGTCAGCTTTCAGCTATTGCCGGTGGAATCACGAATAGCCCCAGCGTTCCTCAGGTGTACAGCTTTGCTTTGGGGTTGAATGGCGGGGGCACGGTTTCAGGGGCTAATACCACATTCACCCTCTCACCCGCTCCTACTTCAAACATTGACGGGACATTCATTGTTGAAGTAGCAGGAGTCATCCAGCGTCCCGGCACCGACTTTACGGTGAACGGCAATGTCCTGACTTTGTTGAACACAGACCTAACTGATACTGCGTTCGATAACACGTCAATCATCATTCAGAACTTTGGAGTGTCTAGGGACGTGTTTTCCTTCCCGGTGACGGGCGAAGCAGTAAGCAACACCGAGACACCCCTGACCCTCAAGGGTGCGTCCGGCGGTGACGCCACTGCTCTCTTGGATGTGAAGGACTCCACCGGCACCAGCAACACGACAATCAGTGCTGGCGGAACGGTCAAGGCCAGGGTGGTCGAGCCTGTTACGAGTGGAACCTTGGCGGTCAATCCGACTACGCTCACGACGACAGGAAACGTCTCGTCAGGAGGAACCCTGTCTGTCGGACTCAACTTCGATGTAGCTCAGTCCGGCGACGTGACTGCCAACAAGATCACCCTGGGTACAACGTCAGGGTTTGGGGACAATGATGTAGTCACGAAGGCGTATGTGGACTCTTCTGGCGGAGCCGGCGGTACTTTCAGCTCAGATACAGACCTGAATACTCTGACGGCTCCCCAGAGATCTTCCGGCGTCGCCCCCTCCGACCCGTCATCTAAAAACTACCCATCACAGGTCAGCGCGAACGATCCAGTAATCCTTATTGTTAATCGCCTAGGAGGAGCAGATTCCAATAAGGGCACCCAAGAGTTGCAAGTCTTGAGTCCGTCTAATGGTTCTACTCAGCAAGTCTATCAATACCATCGATTTTTTGATGGCAGCAATTTCTCTGACTGGTTCTTTGGGATCACTAGCCGACACGGCGTAAATGATTTGGCGGCTCCCTCTGACAACCTGAGCATGAACAATAAGAAGATTGTGTCTCTGGCTGATCCTACGTTCGCTAATCACGCAACCACCAAGGCGTATGTGGACGGCGCAGTTAGTACTAAGGGTGACATCAAAAGATCAGTGAAGGCGTGTGGTCACGTTACATTGACCCGAAACAGCAGCAGCACCTCTGGCGATCTTGCGAGCAATGTGGATGAAGGTTTTAATCTAACAATTGAATCGGCAACGTACGTCGCTGCAACAAGCACAACTGTAAACGTAAGTTCTCCTCAAATTCTCAATGCAAATATGACGCCAATAATCTACGCCACGAATACGATTCCATCGAGTGCTAATTCTGTTGCGGGTCCGTGGACTTTAGTGACTAACCACACGGCCAAAAATTATCAGGGGGGAAACTCAAACGGATTTGAATTCACACTTCCCTACGCACCAACTAATGTAGATGCGTCCAGAACAATAAGACTTAAAGTCCTTATGTTCTCGTCAGATCAACAAGTATAGGAGTCCACTATGCCAACTAAAGTAAGTGCAGCCATGACAGAGGGTGTCGTCAAAGACACCGACAAGGCTCTGAGTACCGGAAGTAGCCTGACAGCTCAGACTGGCAAGGTGGTCCAGCTCGGAACCAATAACACCGTCGCCGACACCATCAACCCCCTCTACACCCTTGGTGGTGTTCAACTGGGTGGGTCTGGTGCGGCGAACCTATTGGATGATTATGAGGAAGGCACCTTCACCTTGGTAGGCAACTCAAACATGACTATCAACGCAATTAGCGGTGCCGGTAATTACACCAAGATAGGAAACAGAGTTTATTGCAACTACTTTGTGAGGTTTACGCATACGGGCACAGATGATGTAAAAATCAATCTTCCTTTTGCAGCCGCTGCTGACGTAGCAGGATCTCCAAACATCCAAAATGAATCGCCCAACGTTGTATGGATACCCGGTATTAGTGGCAACATTTCAATGGCGTACATTGCCAGTAGTAATAGTCACATGAATTTCTACACCCTCACAGGTAGCGGACTTCTGGGCAACGATGACATGGTTGCAACAGCAGAAATCTACGCATCCATTTCATATATGACCTCAGCATAAAGGAAACCACCATGATCACTAAAGAACTCGAAGTGGACAAGATCGAAGTCGTAGGACTTTGGAATGTCCAAGTACGAACCGCCACTGTCATCAAGGAAGGCGATGAGGAAATCTCACGATCCTTCCATCGTCATGTCCTCACTCCCGACATTGATATGTCTGAAGAGGATCCGCGAGTGGTTGCAGTTGCCGAAGCGGCTTGGACACCTGAAGTTCGTGCAGCGTTTGATGCATTCAAGGAAGCCCAGACTGATGGAGTCGGATAATCAAATCCTGGTCGCCTTAGGCCGTCTCGAAGGAAAGGTGGATGCTCTCATCTCTCGCCAAGCGGTTCATGATGAGGAACTGCAACGGCATGATGTGAGACTGAGAAACCTGGAACAGGGCAGGTCTTGGCTCTTTGGTGCGGCTGCCGTAATTGGTGCAGTCGCTTCTTTTATTTCAACAAAGATTGGACTGTGACATGGCAAAGCCCCGAAGAGGAAAGGCCAAGCTAAGGGTCTACAAGGATCCCAAGACGGGCAGAACCCGTAGGGTGTCCTATGGACAGGCAGGCCGAGCTAAGGACGGTGGTCGTCGTGTACGCCCCGGCACCTCCAAGGGTGACAGCTACTGTGCAAGATCCCTGGGGATCAAGAAGCGTCTCCCCAAGGCCAAGCAGAACGATCCCAACACCCCCAACAACCTGTCGCGTAAGCGATGGAAATGCGTAGGAGCTAAGAGCAGACGATGAAGAATAATGAACTGAATAAGCTGCACGAACTCTTGGCCGGCGAACTGACCCAAAGGATCTTGACCGGCGAAGCTAGCAGTGCTGAACTGAACGTCGCCCGGCAGTTCTTGAAGGACAATGGGATCGATGGAACTATTGAACAGAGTGACCCCTTGGCTAATCTGGCAAAGGTGCTTCCGTTCACTGATGAGCCTAAGGAGGCTGGATAATGAGCAAGAAGAAGCTGAAGGCAAAGAAGAAGGGTGCAACGCCCACTAACCCGGCCCTGTATGCCCGAGTGAAGGCAGAGGCCAAGAGAAAGTTTGATGTCTATCCCTCAGCCTACGCAAATGGTTGGCTGGTAAGAACTTACAAGTCCAGAGGTGGAGGTTACCGATGAAGAAGCTCACTGATCGCCAAGAAGCAACCATGAAGCGTCACTCCAAGCATCACACCAGAAAGCACATGGCGTTGATGCGCCGGCTGATGATCCAGGGCAAGAGCTTTGGTCAGGCCCACAAGGCCGCCCAGAAGAAGGTTGGTAAGTAATGGCAAAGCCCCAGGGTGGTCTTACCAAGTGGTTCAAGGAAGACTGGGTGGACCTAAGAACAGGTAAGCAGTGCGGACGCTCCGGTGAAGAGATGTCCACTAGAAAGTACCCTGTATGCAGGCCCAAGGCTGTCGCGAAGAGAATGTCCCCATCGGAGAAAAGATCTGTGATTGCACGCAAGAAGGGTTCCAAGCCCATCAAGTACCCCATCACTGCTTCGGGCCGGCGACGGCTCAAGGTTAAAAAGAAGGCTAAGTGACTGCCCCAGAACAACTTAGGGACTTCAGGAACTTCCTGTTTCTGTGCTGGAAACACTTGGGTCTTCCCGACCCTACTCCGGTTCAATATGACATTGCCGACTATGTCCAGCATGGTCCCAAGCGTCGGGTCATCCAAGCCTTCCGAGGGGTTGGTAAGTCCTGGATCACCTCGGCATATGTCTGTCACCAGTTGTTATTGGACCCTTCCAAGAACATCCTGGTGGTCTCTGCCTCCAAAGCAAGATCGGACGACTTCTCGACATTTACCCTCAGGTTGATCCACGATATGCCCATTTTGGAGCATCTTCGTCCCCAAGAGGATCAGCGTAATTCCAAGATCGCCTTTGATGTCGGACCAGCCCCAGCGTCCCATGCTCCCTCCGTGGTGAGCAAAGGGATTACCTCTCAGATCACCGGATCCAGAGCCGACCTCATCATTGCCGATGATGTTGAATCGTTGAATAATTCAGCCACTCAGATGATGCGGGACAAGCTGCTGGAGTCCATCAAGGAGTTCGATGCCGTCCTGAAGCCTGCTGGCGAGGTCATCTACCTGGGAACCCCCCAGACCGAGATGAGTATCTACACCCACCTGAATGAGCGTGGATACACCACCCGCGTGTGGCCCTCTAGAATCCCCTCTGAGCCACAGGAGACTCGGATGGGGTCTACCCTCGCTCCGATGATCAAATCGATGAGAGAGGATTCTGGGGGCCTTAGAGGAGATCCTGTTGATCCGATCAGGTTCAGCGATGCTGATCTGTTGGAGCGGGAGGCGTCCTATGGCCGTACTGGGTTCTCTCTCCAGTTCATGCTGGACAGCACCCTGAGTGATCAGGGCAGATATCCCTTGCGGTTGTCTGATCTGCTGGTGATGAACATCAGCGGGGACAAAGGTCCGGAAAAGGTTATCTGGGCTCCAGACAAGGATAGGGCTGTCAACGACGTGCCCTGTGTGGGTATGTCGGGGGATCGCTACTACAGCCCCTTCGAGGTTTCCAGCAGCTGGCAGGACTTTACTGGGTCTGTCCTGGCGATTGACCCCTCAGGACGGGGTGCAGATGAAACGGCCTACGCCGTGGTCAAGATGCTGAATGGATACCTGTTCGTCACAGACGCCGGCGGTATCGAGGGTGGATATGAGGACAAGGCCCTGCAACGGCTGTCCCTGATCGCCAAGACCGAGAAGGTCAACGCTGTTCTTATTGAGAGCAACTTTGGCGACGGTATGTTCTCAGCTCTCCTAAAGCCTGTGCTGTCAAAGATTTACAAGGTCTCCATGGAGGAGGTCAGACACAGCACGCAGAAGGAACGCCGGATTATTGACACGCTTGAACCTGTGATGAACCAGCACAAGCTGGTAATCAACAGGAAAGTCATCGAGCAGGATTACGACAGTACCCGCCACCTGCCCCCTGAGAAGGCCCTGAAGTACCAGCTCTTCTACCAGATGAGCAGGATCACAAGGTCCAAGGGTGCCCTCGCCCATGATGACCGCCTGGATGTGCTGGCAATGGCAGTGAACTACTGGACAGAACAAATGGCCCAGGATGCTGACAAGCAGATGGCGGCGAGGAAGGATGAGGCCATGAACAAGTCCCTTGAGAAGTTCATGGAGCATGTCGTGGGCCGTAAACCCCGATCAGCAACGTGGTTCTGAATGGGTGACTATTAGGTTATGGAAACATGACTGGGCCGACGGACTCATGAAGACTCAAGGAAAGTCATCATGGAGGTCTCCCGAACTCCTCAATGGGGGGTTTGGGGGGCCTCAGGATCTATAAAGATCTAAGGAAAGACAGTTAACAGACTAATATTAGAAGGAGTTAGGTATGCCTAGACAGATTGGTGGTGGATTTGGTGGTGGAGCAGGTCTCAGTGGAGGTATTCAGAGTGGTCTTAGCCGCTCAGGTTCTACCTCAAGGAAGGCTAAGAGTCGCA